GAGGAGGACCGCGGCCAGGAGCGCCGAGACCGGCAGGAGGAGGGCGCAGGGTGGCGAGCGCGTGATGTATACCAACCATCGACCAGCTTGGGATGCTAAGAACCGACATGGTTTGCCAGATGAATTACCGTTCCATTATGCAGGGATTGCTCATATCTTTGCAAGTCAACAAGTGCAGGCGCAACAGGCACAACCGCAGGCAGTCGCTCCAGCTCCTCAGGAAGCCACACCGCAGCCACAGCCGACGCAAACGGAATTGCCAATTGACATGTCGCAAGTAGCAGCTAAACCGCAAAATAGCGCCCCTGAGAAGCCACAGGGTCAAGCTGAATCAGCACAGCCAGAGCAATATCACGCGAGCTTGCCAACTGGTCTGACGGACCTTATGAGGCAGGAAAATGTGACAGAAGAAGAACTTCAAAAGGTGGCATACATCCGCGGTCATTTCCCGCTCGGGACGCCAATCGAAAACTTCCCGCCTGATTATTGGGATATGATTGTGGCACACTGGCAGGCAACCATGGAAATTATTCAAAATCAAGTACGAACTGAGCCAGATTTGCCCTTCACGGTGTAGATTCTGGGAATTAGAAATCATAGCGAAATACAACAAGGAGTATCTATGAAAGATAAAACTATTAAAATCGATTTGTCGAAAATCGCAAATACAGCCTTACAAGAAAAGGTTGACAAAGAACTTGAGAAAGTTCTTGAGAACATTCTGGACCTTAATACAGAAGCTAAGGCGACTCGCAAGGTCACTATCACACTAACGATGTCAACAGACGATGAGCGTACAGTCGTTAAAACAGGTATGGAAGTCAAATCAACTCTGGCACCGCAAAAAGGCGTTGCAACAACAGTCATTGTCGGTCGCGATGATACTGGTAAAATTCACGCAAACGAGCTCAAGAGCGGCATCCCTGGTCAGACTTACTTCGATGACAACGGGGACATGCGGACCGACACTGGCGAACTAATCGAAAAAGTGGAACAACAAGAAAAATCTAAAATCATTGATTACAATCAAAAGAAAGCAGGTAACTAACCATGACAGAAAATCTCAAAGAAGCATTATCTTATGCAGTTGAACTAGCAGGTAAAGAAAAGAAAATCATTCGTGCAGAGACTGGGAGGGAATATTTTGACAGCAATGAATATGACTTGCAGGAACTTAACCCTCGTAAGTACGCACCTATTCTCGAACTTCAGACACTCAAGAGTCTTGTTGACTATCTCAAATCAGATAACGATTTCATCAGTGATCGTAAACTTGTAGTTGTCGTGGACAGTTTCCAAAAAGTATCTGTATACGATCAAGTTGATTTTGAAAACGGCAAACGTCCTCATCTTGTATCTGTAAAAGCATCCGTTCCGGTTATTCCGTTCAGCAATTGGCGCGACCAAGAAGAATTCAATATTATGTTGCAGTCTATGTTTATCGATGATGCAGACCGTGGCATCGTGCTTGACTTTGCCAGCCATCTAAAAATCGAAAAAGGTGCAGAAGTGCAAGACAACGGCGTTAGCCAAATAGCGACAGTTCGCGATGGCGTGGCAAGTCTAGCACAAGCTAAGACTCCGAATCCAGTAACTTTGCGACCATATCGTACTTTCAACGAAGTAGAGCAGCCTGCTAGTCAATTCGTTTTCCGCATCAACAAATCAGCAAATCTAGCGCTATTTGAAGCAGATGGAGGTAAGTGGCAGCTGGAAGCCATCAGTAACATTGCAGATTACTTGACAAAAGAACTTGCAGGCAACGACAAAATCACAATCTTAGCATAAGGAGAAAATCAACATGACACAACAATACAATAACTTTGATCACGAAATTGGTTGGGAAGATACAATCGAAAAAGACTCGGATTTCGTCCTATTACCTGACGGATTGTACTATTTTACAGTCGTTGGCATGGAACGTACACGCCATACACCAAATCCACAAAATCCCGGCAAATTACCAGCTTGTAACAAGGCTATCGTCAGCATCAAGATTGTAGCTAACGAAGGTGAAACTGAATTGCGCCACAATCTGTTTCTGCACAGCTCAACTGAAGGAATGCTATCTGCTTTCTTTGCTGCAATTGGCCAAAAGAAAAAAGGCGAACCGCTTCGCATGAACTGGAATACCATCATCGGCGCAACTGGTGTATGTAAGGTTGGAACCCGACAATACAACGGAAATAATTACAACGAAGTCAAATCCATGCTCTATCCTGAAGACGTGGACTATACAAAAGTGTTAAATCAACAACCCGGACAAACTACACAAGCAAGCTACCAACAACCACAGCAGCCGAATTTTGCGCAACAACCACAAGGGCAAGCTGGATACCAAGCTGGCCAATTCTAGGAGGTAAGGGATGCAATTAAGACCTTATCAACAGGAAGCACGGGAAGCTGTTCAGGCTGAATGGGCTAAAGGTCGCAAGCGCACGCTCTTAGTATTGCCTACGGGATGCGGGAAGACAATCGTCTTCTCCAAAATCATTGAAGACCAAGTGAAAGAGGGCAAGCGTGTGCTTGTCCTTGCTCATAGGTCAGAGCTTTTGGAACAGGCTAGCGACAAGCTAAAGACTGCAACGGGACTCGGCACAGCTTTAGAGAAAGCTGAAAATACCTCTATCGGTTCATGGTACCGAGTAGTCGTCGGTTCAGTTCAGACCATGCAGAGAGAGAAACGACTTAGTCAATTTCCTCCCGACTGGTTTGATACGATTGTGGTCGACGAAGCTCATCACGCTATTTCAGACGGTTATCAACGCGTGCTTGGCTATTTTGAACAGTCAGATGTCCTCGGGGTAACAGCAACCCCAGACCGTGGAGATATGAAGAACCTAGGCTCTTACTTCGACAGCTTAGCATACGAGTATTCACTAGTACAGGCTATCCAAGAAGGGTATCTATCAAAAATCAAGGCGTTGACAATTCCGCTTAGCTTAGACTTATCAAATGTCAGTATGTCAGCTGGTGATTTTAAAGCGAGCGATGTCGGAACGGCACTAGATCCATATCTGGAACAAATAGCGGATGAAATGGTTAAGCAATGTGCAGACCGCAAGACAGTTGTATTCTTGCCTTTGGTCAAGACTTCACAGAAGTTTCGCGATATCCTAAACGCAAAAGGCTTTCGTGCTGCTGAAGTAAATGGAGAGTCCAAAGATCGCGCAGAGGTTTTAGAAGACTTCGAGAATGACCACTACAATGTGCTTTGTAATTCGATGTTATTGACTGAAGGCTGGGATTGCCCATCAGTAGACTGCGTTGTTGTGCTAAGACCTACTAAAGTGCGAGCGCTCTATTCTCAAATGGTAGGGCGTGGGACTCGCTTGCATCCAGGCAAGGAAGAATTGCTCTTGCTAGACTTCCTCTGGCATACCGAACGCCACGAGCTATGTCGACCAGCTCACTTGATCTGCGAGACTCCAGAAGTCGCTCAGAAAATGGTTGAGAACATGGAAGAGCAAACCGGAGTCATGCTTGACCTTGAAGATATGGAAGTAAAAGCGGCTGAGGATGTCGTCGCTCAACGTGAAGAAGCCTTAGCCAAGCAATTGGAAGAAATGCGCAAACGCAAGCGCAAGCTGGTCGATCCGTTGCAATTTGAAATGTCTATCCATGCCGAGGATTTGTCGAATTATGTGCCCAATTTCGGATGGGAGATGGCGCCTGCTAGTGACAAGCAGCTGAAAGCACTTGAGAAGTACGGTATCTTTACTGACGAAATCGGAAACGCAGGCAAGGCTAATCTCTTACTAGATAGATTGCACAAACGTCAATCAGAGGGCTTGACCACGCCGAAGCAAATTCGGTTCTTAGAAGGTCGTGGTTTCAAAGATGTGGGCATGTGGAAATTTGACCAAGCTAGAAATATGATTGACCGGATCGCAGCAAACGGCTGGCGATTGCCAGAAGGCGTGCGACCGGCTGAATATGTACCGGGGTGATGTATGGAACTAAATACAATCTACAACGAAGATTGCTTGGCCGGTATGCAAAAAATCCCTGACAAGTCAATCGACATGGTGTTGTGTGATTTGCCTTATGGTACGACTCGAAACAGCTGGGACAGTGTACTGCCGTTTAATAAGCTTTGGGAACAATATGAACGAATTATCAAAGATAATGGCGCGATTGTACTGACTGCTCAAACTCCGTTTGATAAAGCGCTAGGAGCGAGCAAGCCAGAATTGTTGCGTTATGAATGGATTTGGGAGAAATCCAATGCAACAGGACACTTGAACGCCAATCGAATGCCGTTAAAGTCGCATGAGAACATTCTTGTGTTCTATAAAGAATTGCCAGTATACAATCCGCAGTTTACTTACGGAAAACCGTACAAGACAACCTATAGTACGCATAGCAGTAACTATGGAAAGCAAAAGGATAATATCGAAACCGTGAACGACGGCTATCGTTTTCCCAGAAGTGTATTGTTTTTTAATAACGAAAAAGACAATTTTCACCCGACACAAAAGCCGGTTGAATTGTTTGAGTACTTGATAAAGACATATACAAATGAGAGGGGACTGGTGTTGGATAACTGTATGGGCAGCGGAACTACTGCAATAGCCTGTATTAATACCAACCGCAACTATATTGGCTTTGAAATTGATGAAGAATACTATCGCAAATCCATGGATAGAATCAACAGCCATGTGTCGCAGATGACATTATTTTAGAAAAAAGGAGAAAACAGTGGCAGAGAATGATTTTAATTTGTTGCCGTTGCTGGATTACATCAATCCTGCCACGGTAGACTACCAGACATGGGTAAATGTGGGCATGGCCCTGAAACACGAAGGATATACGGCATCTGATTGGGATAATTGGTCGCAAAATGATAGCCGATACAAGAAATTTGAGTGTTTCAAGAAATGGGATACTTTCAATGAAGAGGCAGGAACGATTGTGACCGGTGCAACGATTACCCAGCTAGCAAAAGAAAACGGCTGGGTATCACAATCCGGCTATGACAGCGAGAATGCGCATGAATTAGACTGGAACGATACCATCGACCGTGATTATCGGGTCATTGATAAGAATTGGATAGAAGGCAAGGAAATCCACGAGCCGACCATTTGGAATCCGGTACAGGAAATCATCAAATACCTTGAAACGCTTTTCGAAGCTAGCGAAAATGTCGGCTATGTGACTGAGTGTTATCCAAAGACTGATGATGAAACAGGCGAGATCATCAAGTGGCTACCGACTAAAGGAGCCTATGACCGAACTGCCGGGCAATTGATTGAAGCTCTTAGTAAGTGCAATGGCGATATCGGTGCAGTGCTAGGTGACTACCACGAAGAAGCTGGCGCATGGGTTCGTTTCAACCCAATGGATGGCAAGGGCGCTAAAAACGAAAATGTGACAGATTTTCGCTATGCGCTGGTGGAATCGGACAGCATGCCGATTGATAAGCAAAATGCAATCTACAAAGAGTTGGAATTGCCGATTGCAGCCTTAGTTCATAGTGGGAACAAGTCGCTACACGCTATCGTGAAAGTAGATGCTGGCAATTACGATGAATATCGCAAGCGGGTTGATTATCTTTACAAGGTTTGCCAGAAAAACGGTATCGTAGTTGATACCCAAAACCGAAATCCAAGCAGACTATCACGCATGCCGGGGTTCGTCCGAAACGGACAGAAGCAATTCCTAGTAGATACCAACATCGGTAAGGCTGATTGGGACGAATGGGATCAGT